TCGAAAGCCAGCTCTATAGCCAGCTCTCTAGCCAGCTCTATAACCAGCTCAGAAGCCAGCTCTCTAACCAGCTCTCTAACCAGCTCGAAAGCCAGCTCAGAGATAAAGCAAGAACCTATTTCAGCAACACATGGAATATTCAGTGGTGGCCAGCATGGCTGGCATTTTACGATTATCCTCAAAAATTCTTGGTCGAACAAGGATATAAGTATGAGCAGAAAGATTCAGAACTGCTGAACATTTTCATTGACTTGTATAAGTCGGCTCATATGTTCTGTGCGACCGAATTGGTTTGTTTTGTCTGTGAACGTCCGACTATTTTGACCGTTGATGATCGTGGAAGGTTGCACAACGAGAAAGGCGCATCATTACAATATTCTGATGGCTATTCGCTTTATTCTTGGCATGGCGTAAGAGTTGACGAGAAGTTCATTACGCAGCCAATAACATTTGAACAAATAAATTCTGAGAAAAATGCAGAAGTGAAACGAGTCATGATTGATCGCTTCGGCTGGGATAATTTCTCGATTCGCTCGAATGCGCGAGTCATTGACGAATATACTGATGCACTCGGCAATCCTGTTCAGCTTCTTTCTATGTCGGTTGATGAAAATATTTCGACAGATAAAAAAGTGAATGTCCTCAAAATGGTCAACTCCACGCCTGAACCTGATGGACATTGCAAAATTTATACTGGAGTGGTGCCACCAGACGTGGTGAGCGCAAGAAAAGCCCATGCATATTATTGCGGGTTTCCTGAAGCTGATGCGATCGAGTTCATTCAACAATCATGAAAGAGAAATCAACCACCAGATGGATCGCCCTACTGGAAGGCTTCAAGATAAAGCAACAAAACATCTGCATCATCAGCCTTGGCTGCATGCCGATTAAGGGAATAATTCAGGAGGTTCATCTCGATTACATTGAGATAAAGACCACTATGTTTAATCCGAATGGAGAGCCGATTAGGTCTGCAATAGTGTATGTTCCATTGATGGCCGTTGTCGGAATAGAAGTAAGCTCAGATCTCAAAATAAAAGAAGGAGAAGAGAATGAAAACAGTATTAGTTTATAGGCAAGGTGACGTTTCGATGTTACCAGTGAAATCGGCGCCAATTGAAGGGAAAGCCCCAGACCTGAGCCGAGTAAATGGGGAACGCCTGGAGGTCGAATATGGTGAAGTGACGGGACATTGCCATGCTCTGCCTGCTCAATGCGCTAATCGCTACATTGTCGGTTCGGAAGGCAAAGAATATATTGAAGTAATTAAACCTTGCGAAATGACTCATGAAGAGCATTCGCCAATCAAGTTGCCTGAAGGACTGTATGAAGGCAGACGCTGCCAGGAATATACGCCAGAAGGCGCCCGTCGCGTACTGGACTAAGTGAATTTTCAAGCATGCCATAGAATTGCGCTGTCGGCTGCCAAAGAGCAATGGCAGCGCTTTTCTCTTGGTGAGCCGTCCGATCTCGTGGTAGAGATTGTGGCTGACTTCTGTTTTGACCGACTCAAGCGTCTTCCTCGATATCCTTGGGCATATATCATCAGAGTGGCAGACAACAAAGCGCGGTATGAGGCACGCAAGGAGAGGAGTAGGCGCCGTGCCAAATGGAAGATGGAACGGGACTATCAGCAGAAAGAAGCATGCACGGCCAATGTCGAAGCGCTTGCAGTCGCCCGTATTGAATTGGAACGCGTCATATGCAAGGCACGAATATTTCTATCACTTACGGAGAAAAAAGTGCTTTTGCGACTTATCGATGATCGGACATTATCATCCGACTGGAATGCAATCAGACGAATCAGGAGGACATTAGCAGCATGAGCTTTGACAGAAATTTGGAATGGCCTCGACTTGCCAAATACGATGATGCGCAGCCGCAATTTGCTCTCTTTCAAAATTGGGGTGAGAATATTCAGGTCGTAAGATGCGGCAATCCGCCCCAGTATGTCGCTGAAATAGAACGCGGACAATTACACAACTTCTGCTTAATTTTCGGCCTAGCTGTTCCTTCTGAGCTATGCGATCACGCAAGCGCCCGCAATCATGCAGATTGCGATACTTCGCATTCAGCAGAAATTGATCATTGCTGGTCATGTTCTAGATGCGGGTTCGGAACATGAGACCATCTGAAAAGCGCCAATTTGCTGAAGCAAGCGGTCCCAAGACTCCGCTACAGAATCAGATGGAGCAGATTCGACATACCCAGAATGCTGCTGCTCTTTTTGGCGAATTCAAGAAACAAGAGGAACGGCTCAGGAATCCGCTTGGCTTAGATCGGCATATGATGGCGCTCAGATTATCAGATCGTCTCGGCATTCAGATGTTTGTCTATGGAATGTGTGGATTGCCACTGAGCCAGAGGAAATGGTTATGAAAGAAGAGGAAATCTGGAACAGAAAAGAGGAATTCCTTGATCCAACACTCGGAGGATTTCGCCAGTGCTATTTATGCAAAGTCCCACTTGAGCAGCCGACCAAAGAACAAGAGGCAGAAATGTGGAAGGAAGCACAAGAAATCAACTGCGAGGGATTGTCACCAGAAGAATTATCGGAAGGTTTCGGCGTTACTTGCGATAACTGCTATAACTGAGTTATGGCTAATTTGCCAGAAATCATGGTTACAGCAAGGATGCACAATTCCATGAATAAAACTGCGGATGTATTTGCTGGTGAAATGACGGAACGGGCAGATGGAAAGATTGATTTCCACGATCCTGCCGATACTCTTGATTCTGATTGTTATAAGCTGATGAAGGGCCATAAGGGGCTTGGCGCCCGCTGGCTGGGCTGCCAATGCACGCTTGAGCCAGATCCTTTCATTCTTCGCATAGAAAGCAGCTTTGAAGAATTTGCAGCCAAAGCACTTGCAGCAGAGCAGGAGAAGCGCTGAGTCACAAGAAAGCAAGCCAAAGAAGCATTTAGAAAGTGCCAGCGGGAAACAGAGCAGAAGCTTGATCTGCTGCATACTGCTGCTCGAGCTGGAGCAGGCGGGGTCATTCCTGGGCAAGTCGGCTTGAGACCCAATGGCATGAAAGCAGCCAGTGAGCTTGTCGATGAGTTCACGCCAGGCAAGTACAAACAACCAGACCGCCCGTTCAGCAAGTCAGTTAAAGAGCCAGAATTTCAGAAGCGTGAGCTGCCATTCAATGTAGCCATTGTGCTGCCCCGAACGTTTTGTACAGATTGCGGACGCAGAGACAGACCAGATCATGAGAAGGCTGGCGGCTGCATCAATGTGAGCGAATACCGCGACCACGATCGGCCAGACCTGGGGATCTTCCTTGGCACCAACGGCAAGCAAGGGCAAGCAGTTCTCAATTTCTTCTGTCAAGAATGTCTCATGAATTATCGCGCTGGCATCAACGATCCTGGGCAGGAAATCTATCAAGCCGACGTTCACGGCATTAACAGCAGTAGAACCAAGCGCAATGCGGAAAGACTTGTGAGAATCAAAGAGCATGTGGAAGGCTTTATCAGAACCATGCGCCTCAGCGGCCACTGGGAGATCTATACAGATGGTAGAGAGCACTAAGACGCGCCATTCACGAATTCAGCGCAATCTTGATGATCCCAGCCTCCTAGTGGAGATTCTGGCATCTTGCGATGGAGACGTGGATCTATTCGCCCAGCAGTTCGCAGCCACTGACCACAAATCCAAGCTGAAAGTGCTCCAGAAAGCGCTGATGGTGCTGAATCATCCTGACAATCTGGTGCATAAAGTTGTATGGGATGAAAATATAGCAGCTTACAAGGCAGCAAAAACGGCTCTGGCGCAACGCACCGCCTTTGAATGGATAGGAAACTATAGGCCGCCAAAAAACACCGCCAAGAAGCCTATAGCTATGGCTACGGCGACGCAATACATGAAAGCATGGCTTGGTGAGCACATGGCAGCGGAAAGCACACGCGGCAGACGGGCTGGCTCAGAAATTGCGCCAGTCGTAGATAAATCATCGGATTCGACACTAAAACAGATGGAGGCCCAGAGAAATGAGCATAGTGCATAAGTTGAAACAAGTCATTGAGGAAGCCGTGGGAGTTCTGGATCATTCCATGCTGCTGCCACTGGCCCAGGATTATGTTGAGGCATACATTCAGAAGAAGACTGGCGTGAGCACGGAGACCCAGAATAAAGTTCTGGCAGTCGCCCAAGGGGCATTTGCTCAGATTGCTGCAGCGATCGAGGAAATTGACAAAGAGCATGCTGCCGCTCAAGCCGCTGCAAAGTCAGAATCCCCGCCGCCGCCCACAAAACCATAGAATCGCGCATTGGCTTCCTTTTTCCAGCAATATCGCGGTGATTTTGCCTGCTGCATAAATGCGGGGATGACGCACCGAAAACGGGTCTTTTGCCCAACAGGGGCAACCAGATAAAAAGCAAGCAATAGCTAATACGACAGCCTTTTTCATGGCAGAAGCATAAATCATGGAGATCATCTTGAGTAGTTAAATCAGCGCGATATTCGACATCCCTTGACTGGCATGCGCCCTGGCGGCAGACATGACAGGATTCAAGCGCACCACTACCACGCCACTCAAGCTGACTCCAGAGCTTCAAAGAATACGAGCTCATGCCGCAAAGTATCCGGACGACTTTTGCCAAACGCAATTGAAAGTGAAGGACAAGGGCGCAAAAACCGTTGCCTATCATGACAATTGGACGCAGCGCGAAATACAAAAAATCATCAATGAAGAGGAAGCGAAGAAGAAACCGCTAAGGCTCTACATTCTGAAGAGCCGCCGCGTTGGTTCCTCGATGAAAATGGTCTATCGCTTCTTTGCCCGCACATGGGCAGAGGACGATCTTGAGGCCCTGATTCTTTCACAGCAGGAAGAACGTTCAGAGGAACTGCTTGACCGTATCAAGTTCGCCTACGCCATGCTGCCGGCACATCTAAAGCTGGCACTCAGCAAGGACAGCACAAGCGGGCTACAGTATGCCGACACCAGGGGCAAAATAACGATTGCCTCAGCCCGCAATCTGGCAGTCGCACGCGGCGGCACAAAGCAATTGCTCCTGCTTTCAGAGTTTGCTTTCTATCAGAAGCAATCACGAATTCTGAAAGAGTTCTTGGCGCCGATTGCCTACCAGTTCGGCACTGAGGCAATCATTGAAACCACAGGGGGCAATTATGGTTCAGAGGCCCATGATCTCTGGATAAGAAGCAGGGCTGGCAAGACAGTCTTTAGAGCTGAGTTCATGGACTGGAGGAAAGATCCTGAGTGTGATGTGCAATTTGCATCAGACCGTGAGCGCGATTTGGCAGTAGCTGAGGCTATTGAATTTGAGCCACGATTGCTTGACCGCATGAGACATTACAAGCTGACGCCTGGGCAGGTTTATTACAGCTATATGGTGCTGAAGTCTGTCTGCGATGGTGACTATGGGTGGTACTTGAATGAATATCCCGCCGATGAGCACGAGGCTTGGCTCTCTCAGCAGCTCAGCTTCTTTGGCAATGAGAATGTGAACAAGCTCAGACAGCACACATCCGAATTCCCTTACTACTACTACATCATTCCACCAGAGCTGGCGATTGATAAAGATTTCGCTGAGATGGCTGATTTTAACAAGCTTAAGCGAGTCAGCCAGATAGATGAAAACGACAGCCGCCCATTCTTCAAAGTCTGGAAAGGTCCGCGGTCAAACGGTGAATATGTGGTGTCTGGCGACAGCGCCGAAGGTGTTGAGGGCGGTAACTTCAGCTCGAGCTTCGTAATCGACCAGTACACCTTTGAGATGATGGCGGAATTTCATGGCAGGCTGAGACCTGACCAGCATGGCTTTGTGATGGGCTTCTTGGGGAACGTCTACAACGTGGCATTGATGGCACCTGAAATAAATCCGCCTGGAAATGTGGCTTTTACAACACTTTCCAGTTTCTACAATAATTTCTATGTGTGGAAGCATCCTTACATGGATGATGTGACAGTCCAGAAGGGCAGAAAACTGGGCTGGGTCACGAATGTCGTTAGCCGCTCGACCATGTTAGCATTCGGAAAGAGGCTAGTTGAAGACATAGCCAACGACAGACTAAGGCTGCATAGCATCCTGAAGAGCAGGGAATTGCTCAATGAAATGGGAACCTTTGCGCCTGATGAAGCGACCGGCAAGCCAATGGCTATTCCTGGCGCTCAAGACGACCGCGTTTTAGCTTGGTGTATTGCCATTTATGTGGCACATCAGGAAACTCATGGAAGCGACAGGGATATCTTTAATCTCTACAAAACACAGACAGATGAGCCGCAGGCCCAGCCATTTGATTTAAGCGGAATGATCCGTGAACCAAGAGAAGTAATTCAGCGATTTGCTGAACTCTGGGACCGCCAGGGGCCACGATGGAAGGACAATAACAATGGGCAAGCCTAGTAAAGATTCAGTGCCAGTTCCAGAGCCGGGGGATGATCCGCTGGCAGCAGTGCGCCAGGTGCTGGCAGGGGACACTTTTAGCGAATCAGCCTTAGAAGGTTCCGCAGTAGTGCCGAAGAGCGATGTGGCGAAGAGCCTGACAGCTCAAGATTTCGGTGATGCCCTGAATAAGCAGATTATGCAAGCAGACAGCCTGGGCAAAGGCGTGGCCGTCTCAAAAGTGATTAAGCATCACGATCCAAGCCGCTTTGCTGCCATCAAGGATGCGCTGGCTGTAGCCGATGAAACCTATCATGGGCCAAGCTCCGTCTACACGCATGATGGCTATGAAGTCAAAATGCCGGCGGAAGTATCGCAAAGACCGAACCAGCTTTATGAGCAGAAGAATCACAATGGGCGAGTATTTAAGCTCAAAGGCGAACAGGCGCGCCATGCCAATGCGCTGTTTGGCGCTTTTTTTGGGGATGAGTCGCCACGAGTTCTTGAGGCAGCCAAGCGCTGTGGATTTGAAGATAATCCGCTGGTGTTGGTGTCTCAAAAGCTGTTTGATTATCTGGCAAATGATGTTCAGCTTGATTGGGCTAAATATGCAGCGGCTAATAATGATCCTGGCTGGGATGAGGCTTGTGATGAGAACGGTGATTCTGACTGGATCAAGGCACTCTACAAAGTCTTTTATTTCAAGACCGTTAAGGAGCTGGCCAGATTGGCCAAATACAAACAGATTGGAATAATCACTGCACTTCGCTGCATTATGTCGGATGTCGCTACCAAACGTGGCATACCTCTAATGGGCACCGAAGAGTATGATCAAATCTTTGGGAAGAAGAGAGCGGCATGATTGAAGCGGTATGCGGAGTGGCAATTACAATAGCGGTGCTTTGTTTGGCGCTGCTGGCGTGGATTGCCACTCAGCTTTTCCGCATTGAAAAATCACAGCAAAAGTTTGAACTACAGACTTCATCAGACTTACATAACGCGAAGAAAGCCTTTCTGGGAATGCATGAGCGCATGAAGGAGCTTGAAGCGAACGCATTGCCGCCAACTGGCATCTACGAGATGAAAACCGACAAACAAACGGGGCGGCAGCGCTGGGACTTCCGACAGGATTTGCCCGCCAATTTCAGACCAGAAACCGATTTAGATGATTTACTAGAAACGGCGGATAAGCTAGCCAATGGACGAACTTGAGCAGAGAAGAGCATTAAGGCAGGTCAAAAACGCGGTGAATGAGAGCCACGTTAGGGCGCGCATGCAACAAAAGCTAGCAGAACCGCAGACACTTAAAATCATGGCTGAAGGAAGCGCTACGGATGAGTTACAGGTGGCTGCGGCGCTGGGAGTGTTTATAGCAAATGCACCGCCCGTGGTGATCCATACCCCTCAGCAAGTTAAGGAGCTGAAAGAGAAATGGGAGAGCCGTCCCAAAGAATTTGAGAGTCAAAACTTCAGCAATGAACTGAGTAGCAATCTCGCAAAGATAGAAGAGCTCGAGCGCATGTCAGCAGAAGAAGCAGCGAGGGAAGAACGCCTATTCTTACAGCAGTTCGACACCTACACGATTGACGGCTACAAGGTTACGGATGAATGGACAGAAGAAGCGAATGATTCAGATTCGATTGATGGCAATGAATTTCCGCAGGCTGACCCAGGCGACGACCAGGAGCTGAGTGATCCCGATCCAGTGGGTGAAACTTGGCAGGCAATAGAAGAAGCGCCAGGAGTCGCCATAATGTGCCATGATGTTTGCTGCTGTCGCGTCAATTGCTGCGAGAATCCAGAAGTATATGAGCAAGATGGCTCATGGTATTGCCATGCTTGTGATGACATTTGCGAAGAGCCCATAAATATTGGTGAGCTTGCCACTGACCGCAAGCAGAGGCAGGATTAGCTGAGTCGATGAGCGCCAATTCACTCTATCTGAATATGAAGACTATCTGACCTGGCCAACTTGGAAGCAGGACAATCCGGAATGGCTAAATGAAGACCGTTATCATGCCCATTGGTCTGAGACTATCCTTGCTTGGAAAGCTGACTATGAGGAAGAATACGGCGCGCTGACGGGACAGTGGCGCACCGCGGCTGAGTATGTTGAACAGATGCCACAATCATCTGACCCCGCCAACTTCGATGTATTTGATCCGGACAAAGCAACCGCGATCGAGCGAATTCCATATGCTATGGCAGCAGTCAAGCAGCAAGTAAGTCTCTTGTATGGCAATTATCCACAACCGCAATATATTAGCCCATCAGCCAATTTTGACAAGTATGCTGAAGTTCTCAACCAGAATGCTCAGATTGAATACAAAGCAAATGGACTGAATAGCCTCATGTTCGACTTGGGCATGGATGTTGCTTATGCTGGCTTCGGAGTATTGAAGGCGTATGTGGACACCGATGAGCCTGGGCCATTTGGGAAGGACGGGAAAATCATCATTCGAAAAATGGACCCTGCCAAGATTTCCGTGGACCCAAAAGCCAAGCGTCTAAAGTGGTGCGATCTCCAGTACATCATTGTTGAGGAAGAGCTTGATCTTGGCACAGCCCGCCGCATGTATCCTGGCGCCAAGATTACTGAAAAGATGAAAGGTGCGGCCAAACCTGCTAGGGATGGTATGTATGGGAAGAACATAATCTCACCAGTCAGTATTGTCGGAGAGCGGGCGAGCAATCGACGCGATAAAGTGAAAATACTGGAGTGCTGGTTCAAAGACGACCGGCTGAAGTTCGTAGCAGAAGAGGAAAGCATTGAGAACCGCCCTGAAATCATCAATACCGAAACGGGACTGCCAGAACCGAATCCAGATTACGACCCGGAAAAGCCGGAGATTTATGATGCGCCGAAAGTCGATGAAGATGGCCACGTGGTTGGCGAATGGGTTCCTGCTTATCCTGATGGCCGCTGTATTGTACTGGCTGGTGATACAACTGTGGTTCAGGACTTTGAGAACCCATATTGGCACCGCCAGGCGCCATTCGTTTTCTTTAGAGGCAGTCCTTCACGCAAGCTCATGGCAGTTGGCGATCTCACGAATATTGTCAAAATCGACAAGAAGATAAACGACTTAATGGGCCGGATTCATATCATGGCTCAGGCGGAAATTGAACGCCCGATTGTGGCAGACAATAGAGCTCTGAGACCGCCCCGCATGATTTATCGTCTATCTGGAACCGCAACCAGCGTTCTTGTGATTACTCCTGGCAGTCAGTTTGGGCGCATGCCGCCGACAGAGATCCCGCAATTCCCGTGGGTTTTGCTCCAGCGCTATGACAAGGCCATGGATCTGGTCATGGCTGCAGCGGGCATCACTCGAGGACAAGTTGAGGAAGGCAGCCAGTTATCAGCACAAGCCATGTCTAGCCTTAATGACTTCGCTGCCGGCATGTTGAAGACGAAGGCAGAACTGATTGCGGAGGGCATGAAAGACCTTGGCTATCAGATTCAGTGGCTACAGCGCGAAACCTATGATGACGGCATTGAGATCCCGATCAGCATGCCAGATGGCACAACTGAGACGGTGAACTGGAACCAGAGAGAAGCGAAGAGTGATTACATCATGGGCATTGAATCTGGCACAGGTCTGCCAGGGGCGATGGCTCAGCAAAGCCAGTTCGGTTTAAGCCTCTGGGATAAGGGATTGATTGATAGAACAAAAGCTTTGCAGATGGCACGCATTGACGATTGGCAGACGATTGTAGATAGGATCAAGACGGAAGAAGCTAGCCGCATACAAACGGATGCATTCGGGCGCGCCCTCGGCTTGTATGTCAAAAAGCTTTTGCTGCCAGACCTTAAAGAAAAAGATGCGGGACGGAGAGAAGCTGCCTAAATTACGTCTCGGTAAATTCTGCCCTTCCGGATATCATAAACGGTTTTTTCTTGAATTCGGAACACGCGGCTTAACTTCCATGGCGTCCATCCACGCCTTAGCAGCGTCTTGATCTGAAGAACTTGGATTTCAGTAAGCTTTCTTCTAAAGGATTGATTTTCTCTGTTCGCTGCAATGCAATCAGCTCTATTCTCTTTAGCGGTTCCAGTAGCCAGATGAGCCACATTTATGCATTTTCGATTGTGGCATTTATGCAAAATCAATAAATTCTGCGGAATGCTTCCATGTGCAAGCTCGTACGCCAATCTATGGACGCGAACCTGCTTGTTAAATACAGATGTCCTTCCATAGCCCCGAAAAAGCGATTTCGTCCACTCAATGCAATCTGATTCGGGATTTACACGGGTATTTTCCTCCAACCGCAGCAATAATGCATCTTTGTACGCTTGAGAAAGTTTTCCCACTGATGGATTGGTTTTAATTGGCATTTTTAAACACCTGATGAAGCTGGAGCTGGTCGCAAGGAAGCTGCTTGATAGCTTCTTTAATCGCAAGTCCAATCAAATAGGGAATCTGCGGCGGATTTGCATTGCCAATCGCCTTCAATCTAGCTTTGTCCAATGCTTTGGCAGCCCCATCAATGCCTCTACCCAATCGGGGTTTAGTGCGAGTGGGTTCCCAGTCGTGCTGGGCTTCGGCTGGACGACTTGGGAAAGCGAAGGACGGATCTTGCCTTGTCGCCCTGCTGCTCCACCTTGGTTGCTCCCATATTCCTGTGCTGTCGGTGTTGGATACATCAATTCCACCTGTGTCGGCAAGTCTGGATTTTTTCTTGGTTCCATTTCTACCTGACACCCCCCCCCTCTTTGCATCCCTCGCCTTCGGGGTTGCCCAGAGATATGCCATCGCTTTCAGATTTCTGCTCGATCGAGACTGTAGCCACCAAGGCACATTCTCTTTCATTGGGGGCGGTTCCTCCAAACAGGCTGTTGGCGTTGGCCAAATGCGTGTTGCTTGTCCTGTGAGAGTCGGCCAAATTTCGCCCCTTGGATCGCGCTGCCAGTCGCCCGTTTCGTGGCTGCGGACAGTAGCCCACGATCCAGACGCGTTTCCTTTCGTGAGGGGCGCCGACATGCACAGCACCCACCACAAGCGGCCAGCAGGTGTAGTCGATTGCTTCCAGTGAGCTAAGCACATTGTCTGAGCCTTTAACTCTGAGAGCAGGAACATTCTCAAGCAGCAGCCAATTGGGTCGCAAGTCTCGGATGAGCCGCCACATCTCCCACCACAAGGAGCTTCGCTGACCTTCTGAGAGCCCCGCTTGCTTCCCCGCAGTGCTGATGTCTTGGCACGGGAATCCGCCCGTAATGAGATCGATATGACCGCATCTACGGCGAATATGCTTAGCTGACAACCCACAAATGTCTCTGAACTTCGGGACTTTCGGCCAGTGCTTTTTGAGGACTTTTTGGCAGTAGTCATCTATTTCAACTTGCCCCACAATTTTGAATCCAGCCCACTCTAAGCCAAGGTCATGCGCGCCAATACCAGAAAAGAGACTCAGAACTCTCATTCAAAAGTCCCACATGCTTTGCATTTAGTCTTGGCGAACCTCCCACAATTAGAGCAGCGCTTTTGTCGTTCGATTTTGCGCCTCCGAATAGCTTTCTGCTCATTCTCTCTTTCGACTGAAAGGTCGCGAGCAATCATCAGCCCGAGCAGCTTGCCTTTGTTCATCGGCGTATCGCTTGGAGTCGCATCCATTTGCATTTGAATGACTTCACTGAGAGGCTTCATTTAATTCCCCCTCCGCCCATTCTTTCAGTGTCTCAGCAAGATCGCGGATCGAATGCACTTCATTTTTCGGGTCTTTCAGTTCATCCATTCTAACAGCACATTTTTCTATAGCGCCTTGAATAAAGTCAGTGCGAACATGGCTTTTCTCCATCATGCGAGCAAAGCCCATGCAATGCTGCAATGGTCCCACATATGCTTGAGCAGATTCGCAATCAGAGCGCGGATCAGTTAGGTGACAGCTATGGCAGCCATCACCACCCATCATCATTCCAAGAATCCATTCAAGTTTTTCGGCATCAAGCCCCTTCCTATTCGGCGGCGTTGACTTTCTGAATGGACATTCCTTGCAGGGGTCTGTCATGTCGAAACGCATTTCAAAGCTTTGCTTTTTGAGTTCAATCAGTGTCATGGCACCACCACCGGTGCGAATGGAGCAATCACGAACGGATCGAATGATTCAACTTCCTGCTTGGGGCGAATCAATCTGCCATCACAATCTTTCTTGTGTGGCTTGTGCGTGGTTGCGTCGAATGATACTGGCATCGGGCGGCGACCTCCAGTTTTTGGGTAGATGTCTCTGCGCCAGTAGATTGGATCACCACACAAATTGCATGTGGTCAAAGGCTCCCTTCTAGTTTTATTTGGATGTGACATTACTTCCAAGCTCCTGAAATATTGCGCAGATTGGGCAGCTCCGCCTGAGCATGCCGATCCCTCATGTCTTGTACCTTCTGATAGCAGCTCATATAATGATGAGCTCGCCATTCCTGGTACTCATCTTCATTCCACTCCGAGAGCGGTATCATCTTGCCTTTATGGGGGGCCCAGCGGATGCCCTGATCATGACCGAATTTCTTGCTTCTTCCAAGATCCTCAAATCCAGCAGGTGCTTTGAAGATAGGAATGATGGGCCCGTCTTTCCTTGATGTCCCTGATTTATCCTGCTGCCTTTCCTTTGCTTCTCTTTCTTTGATGGCAGCCTTGGCCTCTAGCCACGCCAATCTATCCTCATAGCTGTTATCTCTAGAAGCGTAAAGCCTTTTTTCTTCAAGCGTTAAGTTCATTCAGTTGGTCTCCTTATAAGTGATTGCTTTAGAAGCTGCTGCTTTTTTGAAAGCTTTTTCTTAGCAGCAGTATCAATCGAAGCGTTATTTGTTGGCCCAGCGAGCGGGAAGCGTTGTCACCTTGAAGCCTTCAGTGGGACCAGTTCGGAGACTTGGCTTTTTCAAGCAGAATGGCAGATGCGGCTTTTTCATTCGCTGATCCATAGAGATCATTCTTCCGCGCCTGCCACCAGCCTTCCAGTAAACAGTTTCATTGCAGTATTCGCACTTCGGCATAATATTGGTCCCCTTTTCGCTTTCTTTGCTCTTTCGGCGTTAGACATGCGGAATCGCCCATCCCTTCGGTTTGGCTCGCTTCCTGGTGTCTAGCCCCTGCCCCGTGGCCTCCGGAGACGGGTTATTGTAAAGCAAATGACAAGCCAAATTCAAGATGCCCTATATCCATGAACGCTAGCTATAGTGCCCTAATTGGCCTAGTTTGGGAACGATCATTTCTTTAATGGGCGTTTTGTATTCCGTGCAACAAAATCACTATTCTCTTTGCAATTTTTCTTGGTACAGTATTTCTACTCGATTGACTGCCATGTGATTGTTCCTTCGCAGTTTCATTTATATGTATGTCGTTGAGTACCGCTTTTGTAAGGCGCCTTCCAGCCCCTGACCTAAGCGGTTTATCGCGGGGTAGTTCAGCCTGGTTAGAACACCGGTTTCATACGCCGACACGCGCAGGTTCAAATCCTGTCCCCGCAATTGTTTTCTTCTGGAATGAAAGCGCTGACTTAGCCCTCGAAAGGGGCTATTTCAGTAAAAAGGAAAAGGAGACCACATGAACGGATTCACCAAAGTAAAACCTGATCATATAAAGCTATGTGGCGTACATTTGTTCTGGGCGCAGAATCAACGAGGCTATGCTGTGCGCACAATGGTTGCAACTACGCATGACTGCGAGCATGCTGGCTGCGACCGCAAAGCAATTTATTCTTGCCGCAGAACAGACAAGCACAATCTCATGACGGTGGAAAGCTAGTGAGCAACGGCAGCCTGACACTTGCGATTAACTCTATTTGGCGCAGTCACCGCAATGGCGATGATTTCACGCTTGCCGCAATCCTCTATGAACTTGCTCAAAACGAAGATTGCGACATGCACAACATTGATGATGAAATCCTCTGGGTATGCAAAAAAGCAGAATCCAAAAAGATGGATTCTGGGGAGAAGATATGAAAGAAATCACCAAGCTAGCTTTAGACCGCCATGCGATGAATGGCACTCCCTCTGGCGAATTCATTGAGGCAGTTCTCTGCAATGACTTGAAAGAATCATTCAAGCGTGCCGATGAACAGAATCAAGCCGATCTCTTTGAGATAGTGAAATACTGCTATAACGAACTCCCTGCAATGTGCTGGGGCTCGCCAGAGAAAGTACGCGCATGGCAAAACATTGGGGGATATGAAGGATTCAGCAAGCATGATCCGCCCCTCTACTACGATTCCCAAACCAAACGACTGGAGGTTATTCAAGATGGCGACACTGCTAAATCTACATGACGCCCAAGCATATCTGCAGCGCAAGCGTTCCACTTCTCCCAATTCTGATTATTCGCGCATTGATTCTGATTTGGCAGCACTTCAAAAAGCAGAAGTAGTGTTGAAGCGCCTGAGCAAAGAAGTGTATGACCAATCCGAGACGGGGCGACTATTGCGCCGCGTTCAGCATGAGCACGCGCATGCCCACAACTGATGTTTTCTGGAATGAACCACATCTTGATTGGATATGGTTCCTGCAATTCTGTTGGGCCATGATTGCAGTCGGCTGGATTATAATCGGTGCGGGATGGATTGGTCACTGGATTCGTTGGAGGAAGTTCTATGCTCAGAGACTTCAGACCCCGAAAGCTGAACGAACTAAAGACGCGCTTCATTGAGAAGCCGCCAGTTCGACAAGCCAGAGAGCCAAAATGGGTAAAACGACTCAAGGCGCTGGCAATCCCTCTGTCAACCAATCAGGGCAGGCCCCTATTGCTATAATCAGGTTTTTCATCCATCCATAATTCTCCGCAGAGCGCCGCAGTTAAAAGCTGTGGCGTTTCTGTTTTGCTGGCCCTATACTTTGCTTAGAGTTGGGTGCTCGTTTAAGAGAAGACAGCCGCTTTTGGGGCGGACAATGAGAGGGAGAGTAGCCCTGTCGCGCCTCCAGTAAATTCAGGAGCATTGGGAATGGGCGTCTACAAAGAATCCTCAAGAGAGAAATATGCCACTGTCGGCAAAGACCGTTATCCGATTGGAGACAAGGCGCATGCCAGGGCAGCGCTCAGCCGAATCAATCAAGGCAACCTGAGCCCTGCCGAGAAAGCTAAAGTGCGTGCCAAGGCAAACAGAATGCTTGGCAAAGGCAGAGGCTCAAGCCGATGAATCTGAACGATTGGCTAGAGAAGCACCCAAAGGCAGCTCTCACGGCTGATATTTTCCTCCTGCTGGCTTTTCTCTTAGTGGTCTTTTGGATCTGCGATTTCCCCCAGCCAGCTTACCCCCAGGCGAGCAATGCCACCGCCAATCAAATCGAAATCAACACCCAAGTAAGCTATGGGCTGGGATTTCAAAACAATACGAATTTGATTGACTACGTGGAACCTGGGACCACTACGGCACTATACAATGGACAAACCACGGTTTTTATTCCGCCAAGCACTACAGACCAGGCGATCAATCTCGCCACTCTTTTCCCCTATGTGAATACTCCGCTGCTCTGGGGAGTTCAAGATATTTCGAATCCTGGCCAAAGTTTCAGCTTGGCCATGGCAGCATCTGCCGGCAGCCAGAAATTTACCATTGCTCCTGGCGGCTTCCAAATCAATCGCGTGAATGGATCGGCGCCGATTCTCTATGTCAGTAATTCCGACCCGTCTAATTATGTAATCCTCAAAGTATTCATGCTGGCGAACTAATGCCAATAACCACAGACGAATCAGGAAAGCAGAGCATCATTGACCTAGCGTCAAAGGTTGAGTTTCAGCAGCTTTCTGTATTCGGCGCCAGCACTACAAAGCTAATTGACGGCAATGAAAAAGAAACAGAATGCCTGATCGTTGAATTGCCGCCAGAAGCTGACCCGCTGGTTTATGGCCGTCTTCTCTCCGAAATGCCCATGCTTATCAAATTGCTGGCACAACTTTTGCAGGAGCAGCCATGCGATGTGTCTTGATTTTACTGGCTCTGACGATTGCGCTAATTGCGGCAAGTCCCGCAGAAGCAAAGCATCGAAGCCCGCTGAAAAAGCTGGCAAGAGTAATAATGCTTCCTTATCGGACGGCAAAAGGGTTAATTCACGCAACAGAAGTGGCATATCTCTACGCGGGAATGCCTCAAAACCAGTGGATTACACCGTATCTTTTGAACTGGAAATCTGACGATGACTGAAAAAGCTGTATCATTTGTGGCTTTGCTCGAGCGCATAGAAGCGCTTGAACAGCAGATGAAGTGGCAGCAGCGTTGGCATCAAGCAGAGATCACCCCTGGCGACGTAATTGGGCTTTATACCAATAAGCTGATTGACAGAGAAGAAGCGCGCAATCTGCTCAAGATGCCCAAGGAGGACTGTACGCCGTGACTTATTTCAAGATTACCGAGACGAAAACCGAGATAACGGAAATATATGTCCAAGCAGAATCCAAGGAAGCTGCATTGCTCGAAAGAATGGTGCGAGAAAAGAGTTATCGTTCTTTTGATCATCCGCAGATCATAATCTTCGATCAAACCAATATTGCCTCAATAGATGAAATCAATGAAGATGAGATGAGGGGCGCCGAAATCCGTTGGCGAAAATTGAATACTCCGATCGAACGCAGTTGCACTTCGAAGCCCGCAGTCCTGAAGTGTTCGGAGGATGAATGATGACATTCCAATCCCGTGAGAAGATGCGGCTGAAATGCCTGCAAGACCTCAAACAGCAGAAGGAACAATTTCAGAAAGAGAAAGATGCAATCTATCAAGAGCGCGATCAACTGGTCTGCGCATTGAGCAAGCTCTTTCCCAGCAGCCTTGAGCGCCATCCATCAGAGGATAAGAACTGGGAAGATGACTGGCGCTGGATAGTTTTTATCGACATGGATGGAAAGCAGTTGAGCTGGCACATTCACGATTCAGAACTCTTCCTATTTGCGCATTTACCCAGAGAAACAGGCGTCAAATGGGATGGCCATACTACTCCAGAGAAGTATGAAAGACTGGCAGCGCTGAAACCGAAACAGCAGCCGCAGACCCTGATTACAGGAGCTTAAAGGCTATGAATTTTGATGTTGCGTGGCATTTTATTGAAATTGGATTCGGCACAACGTTGCTAGTTTCTCTAATCATGGGCGCTATAATCGCCACCATTTTTCTTGGCAATGCGCTGAGCAAACACATCTACGACACGTGGCGGGGCACTTGGATCAAATGATGAATGAAGCCATAGCCATCATGACCGCTCTATATTTCAATGGCTGTGTTCCGATTGAGCTTGCTTCGGCATCGGACTACTACCGTCCAGATGGCGCATATGTTCAAGGCTCAAATTATTTTGAAGTCACTGAAGATGGGGAGATCAAGCCACTTGAGATGATTGATGTTCAACCCACCAGAGTGCTGGATTTGCCAATGACAGGACCACCGCAGGCGGAAAATTGTCTTGATGATTACACCATTCTACTGATCGGGAAAAGCCATTTTTCGGTTCCGGAAATTGACATAGACATCAGAGAACGCTTAATGCGCAGATGGCAGGAATGCCCGCCAGATGTGCTTGTGGAAAGCATGCCAACGTTTGCGCCAGCATTCGATGATTTGATGCCACATCCGATCAGAACTTGGGTCAAATGGTACGACAGAGAGGAAACGAGTCATGCAAATTGATGTTAATCAGATTGAACTTGAGACAATCTTGAAAGGATTGGATGCCGTCAAGGAAGCTGAAAATACTAACCTCATGATGGGAGAACTATTTACCGCAATGCTTTCAGACGACAGATCGCCTGACGCTCAAAAAAAACGTGAGCTTGAGAGAAAACAGCGCATAGCTGAGGCCCAAGAGGCAAGACGCGATCAGGATGAACGGCTGCTCTTGCTCAAAGCCAAACTGATAGAAGCAAAACGGCGAGCAGAGCTGTCTGCAATTGCCTAATGGAAAAGTGCCACCGCTGCGAATATTCATTGAAACCTGAGCACAGCCAAGTGCGCATAATCAATCATGAAGGTAAGCAGCTTGGCACACGGCATGAGCTTTGCTTTGGCCGCCTATGCTGTGGAAAGCGGGCGGCGTGGTTCACTGCGATCAAGCGGTACACTTGCCATGAATGCGGCAAGGAATGGACTGCCGAAGAGAATGAGCTTGAGGAAAGTGGCGATGAAATACTGTAAAGCTGGGCATCCCCAGAACAAGAAGAATACCCGCATTGTCACAAATGGAATCACTGACAAGAAATATAAGCGCTGCTGCATTTGCGAGAAAATCTACTGGACAAAGCCAAAGAATGCGAAGCGAAAGGAAGCAAATCGCCAGAAGCGAATAGCGGCAGAAACCCCAGGTCAGCGAAAGGCAAGGCTCGAAAAGCGCAGAGAATATCATCAGGCGCACTATGAGCCCCACCCCTTACCACCATTAGAGGAAAGAGTGTGCAAACGGGGGCACAAGCTAACGAAGGAAAATGTCTATGAGTGGGACAAAAATCGCAGATGCAAAACGTGCATGAGAGAATACTGTCGCCTGTATTATCGTAAGAACTTGGCATAAACTGGCGACTTTGAGCGATGTCATGATAATAGATCCAGTTAGCGGCTGAGAGCGCTAGGTGCTTACCAGTTTGACTCACTGGAGGGGCCGGGGGGCGGAACCCTGGAGCCGCAACCAAATCAGTGGCGATTCCATTGGAGTGGCGTTAAGCTACATATTAGAGTCGTGTTCACTGCGACATTTGATGTTTTAGGAGCCTTTGGCTGAGTTCAAAATCAATCCCCTAATGTATCAGCGATGCTTGCCGGAATGGCCCAAGGTGGCCAGGCCGGTCAAGGGTTAATGGCGGGCAATCTTCCCTCTGGACAATCACCAGGAGGGGCGCCCCCGATTGATATTGATCGTGCCACAGCCGCGTTCAATCAATGCCACGATTGCTTGATGAAGCTCACCAGCCTATTACATCAGTTGCGTGATGATATCCATTCAAACCAAGTCGCCAAGCTTGCCTATGAGCTCAAACAAACACAGCTCAGCCGCCGCAAGCAGGAAGCTAAAGCACAAGCAGATAATACCCAGAGCCCGATGACTAGCGCGATTGCTGGTCTGAATGCCCAGGGCGTACCAAAGGGGTATTAAACTGAGTCGATACCACACGTGATTTCTTAGATGGAATAATGGAGACCGCCAATAATAAGGGCGAGTCTGCTTTGAGCGTGTTGGGGATTGGCCCCAGTGATGGCCCAGACCTTTTGGCTGATGCCTTAGAAAATGGCATTAATCCTCTTTCTCCATATCCTTCGAAGCTTCCAGAGAAGGAAGAAGGAAAGCCCACTTTAGCAGATCAACAGAAACAGCATCGGGCAAAGAAGGCTGAGCAATCATTCAACGACATTCGCGACCGCTTTAAGGGCGAAGCCAAAGAGCAATACAAACAGACTCATACAGAGGAAGGACGGGCGGCGGATGCTGCCCCAGCTTCAGAGTCGCAAGCGGCGCCCCCAGCTAAGCCAGCAGACAAAGCGGCAGAGCCCTGGGAAGGCTTTCATTCTCTGAATGACGAGCTTCAGAAAACTAGGGCTGAGTTCGCGCAGTATACACAGCAGGTAGAACAGCAAAGAAAGCAAGATCAGCAGAATTTTCAAAACTGGCTGCAGCAACAACAGAATCCACCGAAACCAGCAGGCCCGACACCCCAAGAACAGTATTTCATTGATATGGGCATTGACCCCAAAGTGATGGGGGATTATCGCCAGCAAATTCTGCAAGAAGCAGCGCAGCAGCAGAGTCAACTAATGGCGCCAATCTTCATTCAGCAGGAACAGCTCAGAGTAGATGGCACTTACAATGCGCTCAAGGCTGATCCAAAGATGCCACGCTTCGAAAAGTATTTCACACCACAGATGGTGCGCGATATTCAAATGCGCGTAATCAATGAGAGCGGCTTGGAGGCTGCCAAGAAAGTCGATTGGAATGGTGAACTTCGCAAAGCATATGCAATCGTAGATCATGCGGCTTTGCAAAATGAGCTTGAGGCTGCGCAGAAGCCAGCCAAGAAAGAGCAAGAGACCAAAGAGAAAAAGCAAGAACAACAGAAGCAGAATTTGAGCAAGGTCTCAAAGGCTACTTCTGAAGGCGGCGCATCTGGCTTTTCCACGATGAAGAAAGACATAGATAGCATCCCCTCAAGGCTCGACTTTAAGGGATTCGGAAGGCAAATGCTCAGTGTAATGAGCAAACGGGCTTAACAGCGAAGGAACAAGAACAATGGCTCTCACAGATACACTAACCACTGAAATTCTGCCTTTCTTCGATAGAAGACTGCGCGACCAGATATTCATGTCCACTTCACTCTTTGAGTACCTATGGCAGCAGGTTGATCCTGTTCCTGGCGGTTTGCAAATCAATGAGCAAGTTGCATATCTTGCAACGCCGAATGCTGATGTATTCGCTGGCGGTGTCAGTGAGCTTCCGGCTGCATTCATCGGAAACGCTACACAAGCGACTTTCCCGCCTTGCTACTACTTCTATTCAGTGGCAATTCCAAACACATATGCCATCCTGAACGAAGGCGAAGGCATGATCATTGACATTATTGCAGCTCAATACGAAAATGCTTTGATGTCGTTGAACAATGTTCTTGCTCAAGACGTTTATGGCGACTCGACTGCCAGAAATGGCGCGCCGACATTGAGCGGCTTGAATGCAATCACTACATACTCAGCCGATCCGGCTGGTGGCGCATATGGTGGCATCTCACGTACTGGCTCAAGTGGCCCATTCACTGCGCCAGTAGGAACTGCTCCTTGGTGGAATTCGGTCAATATGACCGTGAATGGCGGCGCTCAGACATTCTGGAAAGGTTCATTGAACCCAGGCACCAGCACAGCGTTGTCATGGCAAGCAATCATTGCTCTCATGTCGGCTTGTACTGTTGGACAGTTCAGGCCACGTGTGATGTTTGCTGGTTTGACAGCCTATAATGCAGGTCTCAATTTAATGACCAACATCGTCAGACAGACGAATCTCGCTGAAACCGGGCTTGGCAGACAGGGCTTCACTGGCATTGCCTTTGGTGATGTGCTCTTCGTACAAGATGATCAGTGCAACACAGGCACCATATATGCTGTCAACGACATTCTGAAGTTCCGCCCATGGAGAGATGGATTCTTCCGTCAATTCCCATGGAGACAGCCTCCTAATGCGCTTGTTGATATTAAATATGGCTTGCTTGTGTGCAACTTGACGCACAACAGACCGAACACGATGGGCCGCTTGACTGGCATTCTGAGCTGATTTCAACCAAAAGGATAAGAGGGAAAGTAAAATGACACTTCCAGTAAATTACGGTCCAGTAACAGCGCAATACACATCACTGCCAACCGGCTCAGGTATGGCTGTTGGACAGACTTATCCAATCGCTAATTCCAACGCTGAGAAAGTCTTGGTACAGAACAATCCAAGTGGCTCAACGCTTGCCATTGGCGCAGCACTCAAGTTTACTTCTGGCTCAGCATCAAGCTATGTCGTGGATGCCACCACTGCGGCCACTGATGTTTGCATCGGAGTAGCTGACAATCCGACAACGACAGTCCCAGCAGGCTCATACTTTTGGATGAGCACTAAGGGATTCTGTAGTCCGCTTGTCGCCAACGGGACTGCCTTCGGCAAAGTCTTGGAACCATCAGGAACCGCTGGTGTATTGCAAGCAACTGCTGGGGACAACCAAGGCAACATCTCAAGCGCTGCGGCTCAGTCAGGCGGTGGAAACACGCAGACCCTTTGCTGGTTCCAATAAACAAGGCGGTGATGCCTTGTGCTTGCAAGAGATGGAATCTTTGAGGTAAGAATGGCCTTCACTGAAGGACGTTCTCGCTATATCTCTGACACGGAGATATACAGGCACCTGAACACATCCGCAAAACGGATGTGTAGCAAGGCTCAGAACTTACAATCATTTTTCAGTTTTGAAACTAAGATAATTGACGTAGAAGGCCAAGACAGTGCTCAGAAAGGCTCATGGCAGCAAGAGTATGCATTGCCGATTGATCTGGATCAGATCATCGGCATGTCCTACTTTCTTGGAACTGTGTTCCCGATCAATCCTGTCGATAGGGCTGGCGTTCAGCTTGGCGGTCACGTTGGGGGTATTCCTTGGTATTTCTATATCAAAATGTCATCACGGACTTTGACGCCACAAATCAATGATGGCTCGATCGCAATGATTCCACTGGCTGGCGAATTGTCAAATGAGTACCGAACAATCATTGGTCTCTATCCAATTCCACAGAGCGGAATCCCGGTCTATCTCTGGTATATCGAAGTGCATCCGACTTTGAAGAATCCAATGGATTATGTGGCGATTCCAGATAGATTCGCATTGGCTTGGTACTCCTATGCAATTGCACGTCTGAAAGAAAAAGAAGGCGCGCTTACGGATGCCGCCTACTGGCAGAAATTGCACGATGAAGGCTGTGAGGAATTCGTCCAATGGGCCATGGACAATAACCAACAATTGGTTCCTGTCACCTATGGCAATAAGCCGCTGCCGCCCACATTCTTACGTGGTAGCAGCAGCGTCATTGTAGTTGCTCAGACACCATCAGCATAAGGAGCAAAGCAATGCCGCGTGCTCCAAGAAATATGATTGATGATGCCTATCAACGCCTGATGCTGGCAGACTTCGGGGGCGGTCTCAACACGTATGTTGGCGCAATCGCACTGCCAAACAATGCTAGTCCTGACATGCTCAATTTGATCCCCTTTCCTGGGCGCCTCAAGTATCGCGGCGGTAGCACCGAATATTCAGCGCTCAGCCACACAGCCGATCAGGCGTATGCTTTCTATGATGCCAATGACGCGAAGCGTTTTGCAGTTTTCGAGAATGGCAATCTGGTTGATGTAACCAGTGGCTCTGAGGTAGTAATTGAAGCCGCTGCTTATACCGCGGGCTCATTGATTGGTGTGGTTGAACTCAATGGCATTCTCTACTGGAGCACCGCTGATGTGCCTCTTAGATATTGGAATCCCGCTCTGGGTACTTCTGGGGCTGTTGCACAAACAGGAGCAAGCCCGCCGCCGGCATCGCCATTTCTCTTGAACTACACAAATGCAATTGTGGCTCTGGGTGTGAAATTCGGCGCATCAGCCTATCAGCCTACAGTCATGAGCTGGAGCGCAATCAATCAGCCAGGCAATTGGGATGCGGCAAACTCTCAAGCTGTCGGCCCGCTCACAGCAAATGCAAAGCTTTCATTCGGCATAGTGCTTGGTATTGCCAATACTGGTGTGGCGCCGACTCGCACATTCATTGTCGGCAGATCGGATAAGGGCATCATCTCTTATACGGGGGCTCTGGGTGCGCTTGAGGAAAACGCTATCAACTGCCCCGTTGGCTGCGCTGATGGGGGCTCTGCTGTTTATTGCCCAGGCGCAGACGGCTGGGGCGATGTCATCTTTCTTGGCAGTGATGGCCAGTTCTGGAAAACCAATGGATTCAATGCCGTAGTTGCCTCGCTGGATATCCAGAATCTTGTTCAAACTCAATTCAGCTATGCGCCGACTGGAACGCGCTTCTGGGGCTCATTCAATGAGACTTACAACTATTATATTTGCAATGTGAATGATTTCCAATTTGTCTATAAATGGGACATTCGCAAGTGGAGTGTATTTGCGGGCTGGCCCAATGGTCCGATGCTGAGCACCATTAACAGCGATGGAATTCCAGCTATTTTCATAGCCTCCAATGATCCCAATAACAAGGGATTCTTTCAAACCGGCGTGGCTGATCACGATGACAATGGCACGATGCCGAACATCTATTACAAGACGGCTTGGCTACATTCGCAAGACCCCGAACTGCTCAAGCTGTGGCGTTGGGTGGCAATTATGGCTTACAACACGGGAACCATTTATAAGGTGAATGCTCGAGGCATGGCGCGCTCAAATGATGGCAGCTACATGCAATCTGATGATCTCTTCCTCTATACGCTAGGAACATTATCCAGCTATTTCACGCTGAATGTTTCGCTTTTAGATGGTCCTGATGTGCTAGCGCCAGGGGGCCCAAATGTGCCTAATCCGCCAATTGCGCCGCCAATGACACCCACAATGGCACATGGGCGTTTGGCCTGCCCAATTGTCTGGGAACAAGACAGCGCCTGCCGTGGCATGTTTGAGAATGAGCAGGGCGGCGGCGGCAGCATTTATGAAGATCTCAGATCAACGGCGATTCAGGTGACTGTTAGCTATAATTCAGGTACTAAGGATTTCGATTTATTGGGGCTGCAATTGCGTTACTTGCCCCGTGGCTACAACATGGAAGGTGGATGGCAATATGATGCAGAAATGGGCGTGGCGAATCCCTCAGATCCTAATGTGCCCCCTCTTATCCCTGTTGATCCTTATCAGCCCGAACCTGGGGGCGGCTGAAGCTAAAGCTGCAATTATCGTCAAGCCAGTCACTTATTCGGCTGGCCAGATTTTGCCAGCTTCTTCGCTGAATAGCGATTTCGATACGATTTACAACGACTACAATGGCAACATCACCAATGCCAATATCAGCGCATCCGCTGCGATTGCAAGCACCAAGATCAATTACAATGCAACAGCTTTCTTAAAGCTTGCCACGGGAAATAATACATGGGCAAGTGGTATCACTGGCGATACTGAGCCCCGTATCACAATGACGAGTGATGGCTATCTCTTATACGGGACAGGCTCAGCGACTCCAGATGTAGGAATTAAGCGAAGTGCTGCCCATACTTTGCAGCTATTCAACAATACAGGTGGTGGCAATCCTACGCTTGACATGAATGGTGGCACCATTTCTAATGCCACCGTGCCGCCATCATCGCTCAATCTGACAAGCTCAACTGGCATGGTTTCGCAAACGGCAAGTACCACCTATGCGGCGCGAACAATTACGGCTGGATCTGGCATCTCGGTTAGTAATGGTTCTGGCGTTTCGGGGAACCCGACAATAACTCTTTCTGATATTACTGGTAGTACCGGAATTATTGCAGAAACTGCGGCCAATACTTATACAGCGCGAACTTTAACAGCCGGCACAGGGATCTCAATATCTAATGGTGATGGGGTTTCAGGCAATCCAACCGTTTCGATTACCAATACAGCGGGATCCGGAACTTGCACGAGTTGTAATTTGACTGTGAATGGGCAAGGCCAAATCACTGCGCAATCAAGCGGCGTCAGCGGCGCTAGCTATGGTGGAAGCGGAGTCGAAGGCGCGGTTACAGAAAGCGCGACGACTTATACAAGTCCAACGCAAAGAAATTGCACTACTTATACGCTCAACAATGGGACAACAATGGCTTTCGATCAAAGTCCGTTGATTATCAATTCGACTTCGACAACTACCATTAACGGAACCATTGAGGGTATAGGCTCAGGAAACAGTGGTGGCGGCGGCGGTTCGAATGGCGATGTCGGAGTTAATGGATCAGGGATTGCGCCGGGAAGCAGTCATTTAGGAAGCGGCGCTTCGGGCGGCGGCGGCGGCGGCCATTCTTCGGGACTTGCAATTTCCGGCGGTAGGGGCGGGGCTGGAACTTCTTCGGTATATGCCGCAGCCTCCGGCGGAAGTTATACAAGCTGCTTGACCGGCGGAAGCGGCGGCGGCGGCGGCGCTTCAAGTTCGACGGGAACCGGCGCCACTGGCGGCCATGGCGGCGGCTGTATAGTTTTTTGTTCAGTTGGAGCGCTGCAGGTTGGATCGACAGGCGTTATTAATATGACTGGCGGAGTCGGGACAAATGGAAGCGGCAATAATGGCGGCGGCGGCGGCGGCGGTTCAGGCGGCGAAATCTGGCTGACTTCTCAAACTTCCGTCACTACGATCGCCGGCGGCGCTTTGATTGTTTCGGGCGGAAATGGAGGCAACGGATCGGGCGCCGGCGGAAGTGGCGGAGGCGGCGGGGGGGGATGTGGACGCATATTTCTTTGGTCTCCTTCGATTACAGACGGCGCGACTTCCACCTATGGCGGAGGTTCCGGAGGAACCGCGACCGGAGCGGGGCAGGCAGGCGAAGCCGGCCAGGGTATTGTTCCTTCCAATACTCAAATTGTCGGAAGTCCTAATTTACCGCTTCTTGTTTGGATGGGACTCCGACTTCCTGCAGATATCGCGAGCGCGCGAACCTGGGGCGACGGTCCTAGATGGATGGAATCAAAGCACCAAAGCAAATTCACTGCGCGCGAAATTGCTCGCGCATATTCCGCCGGCAATATCGATCTTTACGCGAAGGCGCTAACGCCCGGTTTTGATGCGGAAGAAACATGTTTAGATGATAATGCAGAAGCGCTACGTGATGCATCTTAAAGGAGATCGCTGAGTTCCGCAATATCTAACACCACCAGCAGCAGGAGTGCCGACCACTCCAAGCGCAACAGGTAGCACCACGCTTGGTGCCAATCTGGAGCATGGCGCAAGCACCACAAATGCTGCATCTACGTCGGCAAATACTGGCACGCAAGCAAACACCTATACACCAGAGCAACAAGCCGCGCAGAAGGCTTTGCTGGGACAATTGCAAGGCTTCCTGACGGGCACAAGCACAGTGCCTGGCTATATGACTGCGCCGCCCGCAGCATTTCAGAATCTTGAAACACAGCTTACCAATGTAGTTGATCCTGCCTTGGCTGCTCAATATGGCTCAGGCTCTCCACAGATTGGCAGACAAAATGCGATTGCCGAAACTGATTTGGCATCAAAGCTCTACCAGAATGGAGTCAATAATTATCTTGGAGCAGCAGGCTTGCTTGGCAATGCTGCATTTAATGCCGTTGGACAGAGCACGGCTGACACAGGGCAGACCGCCGGCACCAGCACTACGAATGCAACTGATAGCAATATTGCTGTGACCGATCAAATGTTTGGAAAATCGTTGTTAGCTTCTTTGCTTGGTCTCACGGCATAAGGAGGTGCTGAGTTAATATCGATCAACTCTTAGCAGCAGCAGCGCTTCAGGCGATGCCCGTGTTAACGGGTCCGAACGGCAACGGCACCGATAATCCCACGGTGCTCTCTGGCGGAGTAAGCACAAGCGTGGGCGGCGCCACTCCCATCTATGATCCGACTCAGCCGCTCTCAGGCGGAGTAAGCACTTTTAATCCTTCTGATCCTAGTTCTCCGCTTGTGCCGTTCGCGCCAGTTCCAAACCCTACGCCGACAGATTATGGAGCTGCTGGGGGCAATCCGCCACAATCAGGCGCAACTGTGCCCATTTCGGGGGGCACCAGCAGTGGTGGCGGAATCCTAATTGGGGGCGCCAACCCTCCTAACGGCATCGTTACTGGTGGATCTTCTGGTGGGCAGAATCTTGGGCAAGGAACTTATGCTTATCCGCCAACCAACGTTCAGGGCGGCTTAGGGCAAACAAATGCATTTGTGCCGTCAGGAGGATGGCTTGCTACAAGAACTGTAGGCAATGAAATCCAAGGACAAGGTACAAATGGCCAATGGTATGTAATTGGTTCAGTAAACAATGGCAATCCAACATCAGTGCCCATCACTCAAGTTCCTGTGCCGACTCCGACACCAACAGGCACTCCCACACCAACGCCAACGCCGACTCCTGGGGGCGCCACTTCGTTGCCTCCAAATATCAGTGTGGTGCAAAAGATTAGCAATCCAAGCAGCAACATTCTGAACTATCTTACGCAAGCCGCGCAGCAACAAGGCGGCGGTGGACTTCCAAAAGGACAATTCCCACAAAGCCCCTTGATGCAAGTGCCGAATCCGCAGCATGCGCCATTGCCTGGGCCTAATTTCCATTTTGCGCCAACCCCCGATCAAGGCGGCGCAGAATTGACGCCTCCTGAAATAAAAGGCGGTCTTTCACCTTCGCTCATCAATGGTCAAATAGAATCAGAAGGACAGGGAGCAGGACAACAAGCCAATCCAACGGAGAATCAGCCAATGGAACTGCCGGCAGGCCCTGCTGGGGCACAGCGCAGTTTAGCTGGGGCTCTCCAGCCAGCCCAGCAGGGGCGCCCCGATGTTGCGGGGTTCCCTGGCTATAGCGCGGAGCAACTGCTAGCAGATGCTGCTGGCACTCCGAATCATCCACTCATTGGCAGGCTCATGGGTAATGCTACTCAGAGCGGGAATGGCAATGGAAGCTATACGCCTCCTGGCACAATGCAATCACAGCAACCAACCGCCGACAATGCATTAGAACAATGGAAAAAGATGCATCCACCAAGTGCGGGTGAACACAATCCCCCAAGCCATAATCCAATCAGCGATTATGAAAGATTCGCAGGCAAAGGAGCAGGGCTTGGGAAATCTCCGAAGTATGAGCCCCCTAATCTGATGCATCCTACAAGTCCATTGCCAACTATTGGCCGTGGTGGTGGAGAGCCACAAGAAGCACAGAATGGGCCTGGCGCTGGATGGGTTCCGCCGCCTCCAGCATTGCCTCTGACTGGCGAAAATGGCATTATTCCGCCAGACATTCAAAATGCTCCAGTTGATGCGACATTGAAAGCTGCAGCAGAGAAAAGAGATCGTCAGCTAGATATGATCAAGCGCATGCCGCCATCTAAAGAAACCAGAGATGCTGAGCGCAAATTTCAACTAATTGCCACAGAAAATGATGATTTGGACAAGCAAATCAAGGCGGTTCAAACAGGAAAATCCAATCCAGTTCCTTCAGAGATGATTGACAGGACTGCACTCAGAGCCGCTTCAAATGGTCGCAGCATTTCAGATCAAGTGAATCAGGATGCTGTGGATTATGCATATTCTCCGTATGTGCATAAGGATCCACAAACGGGCGCGCTGGTTCCGAATTCTCCGCAAGGTGCAGTAGCATATCGCATGCTCAAAGCACCCTCAATCCGTGAGGATTTTGCAGGGCAGCGGGCTGCTTTGATGGAACAGTGGATGAATGCGTATTCAGGCTATATCAATGGATACAATGCCGAAGTTAAGCGCGTGAATGATGGCAAAGCACAATGGCTAGCAGATGCTAATCAGCGCCATTCTCAGTTGAATCAAGAATTGCAGCGCCAAGAAGGCATCATTAAAGATGAGAGAGATCGTGATCAATCCCAAAAAGATACGCTAAACGAGCAAGCCCATCAGGCATATACAGATGCCTTGAATGCGCGCAAATTTGAAACTGGCGAACAGTATGACAATGAGCGGCTTGCTAATCAAGCTAGACAAATGCAGCTCAATGAACAAAGAGAAGGGCGTCTGGCTCAGGGTCAGCAATTCAGACAATCACAAGCGCTCAATAAAATGCAAATGGCTGCCAATAATTTCGCAGAGCGGCGCCGCCAGTTTGACATCAAAGATGGCGAAGCAATTCAGAATATGCTGCAAAAGGCGAATCAATTCAAGGCACGACTTGAGCAGCAGCAGCAAGAGGCAGAGGATAAAAATGTCCGCTTCGGAATTACCGAACAGGACAAAATGACGAATGCGCAGCTTCAGCGCGATTTGCGCCGCCAACTAAATACACTCATGACTGAGCCAGATGAAAACGGGCAGAGCCGCAAAATTACGGCTGCTCAAGGAAGATATGAGACACAACAGCGTGGCATGGATATCAGGGAAGACCATTATTCTCGTGACATGGCGATGGACGCGCTTAAGACTGTTTTAGGTGGATTGTCTGACCTTCAGAAAGGCGTCAATCAGCAGAAAGCAACTGAGCAAAGAGGCAAGGAACAGCAAATCAATCAACAACAGAAGCAACGCCAGATCGACATTATGGCGCAAAGGGCAGAAGACATGCGCCGGCAGGGAGACTGGAAAGGCTACACAAATATGATTGATGCCATTGGCAAATTCATCAAGAATACAGGACAAGGCGCTAAAGACATTGCGCCGCTGGTTCAAGAGGTAGCGCCATATGTCGCACCAAGCTTGGCGCCGCATTTCGCAGGGGCGCTTGGTGTCACTATTGCGGGCGATTCCAGCGCAAGCTCTTTGACCGAACCGCCGCTAAAGCCAGCAGCTGGCAAGCCGACTCAAGCTGCAGCACCCCAAGGCCAATGGGTGCCTAAAAGCATGGTTGATGAGCAAGGCAATCTTTCAGGGAAGCCTCCGGATAAAGACATTGCACCGAAATATCTCGGAACCCTGAAACCTAAACCGGGCCAGGTCTTTGACTTTAATACAATGTCTCCGAAATGGGAGAGCGCCGAACAACAGCAATACTATGGCAACAATACCAATCTAGGCCAGCAATGGGTCTATTATGTGCCAAAGAAAAAATAGCGGAATACACCGAGATCGCCTTATTATCTAAGAAAGACACGAAGGAGCAATTTATCATGAGCGTAGAACTGAGAGAATTTAGTAGAATCAACGCAACCGGCATTGGTGAGCAAGACGGTGGCGATCCAGATATGCGCAATGGCGTTCTTGATCAGAGAGTTCCTGCTTCGATTGTAGCGACTGGCACCGCTGATCGCTCATACCGCAGGGGTTATTCGCTTGATTCGGCATCCCGTATGGGACGCGGCCGCAGCGGCTCACGTTAACACCTTTTGGGCCAGTGGCGTGACCCTCTAAGCTGGCCCATCCTACGGGATTTGCAAATGGAATGGCTACCGATAACGACAGGATGGAAGTTGCTGACGGGACTAGTCGCAGTGCTAGCTGTAGCTGCGGGCCCGCTTGCTATCTCGCTTTTATCAAAAATTCTCCCTCGCTAGTTTTCGCGGTCGTAGTCGCAACCCTAGCAGGCGCAGGGGTTATAGCTTGCACAATGCAGTTTATTTCGCTATGCTTCAGATATCCTGATGCCGCAAACGTGCTTGTGCCTTTGATTTTGGTTCCTTTAGCGGCTGAGGCTGGAAAGCGATTTAAGGAAATTGCAGCGAGTATTGACGCCCATCGAGCAACTATTGCCACAACTGGTGCCCCCAATCAGGACGCATCAGGCATTATCGAATTGGGCGCTGATAAAAAAATACTTGAACCAGAAAAGCCCGCTGAGTGAAGAGAACTTGAGAGCGGCAGTCGCCACCATCATTATCGAAACAGCGCATACATTTGCCCCGATCAAAGAATATGGAGATCGGGGCTATTTCGTTCGGAACTATTGGGCATCGCCCCGAACGCGCCAGGAGCTGGGCAATATTTTGCCTGATGATGCATTTATCTACTGCGGTCGTGGCTTTATCCAAATCACGGGACGTGCCAACTATGAACATTGCGCTGGAGCTCTGAATCTTCCTCTGATGTCTCAGCCTGAGCTTTTATTGCAAGCTGACCCATCTGCTAGGGCAATGGCGTGGTTTTGGCAAACTCATGGGCTGATTCATGCTTGTGACAATGTCAAGCAATACAGCGACCAGCAGAGCAGGGATAAAGCCTGGGCGGCAGTTCGCAAAATTGTGAATGGTGGCACCAACGGATTGGCGATGTTTCTTGATTTGCTTGGAAAGCTGGAGATTCGCTAAGCGCTCTTATCTTCCAAATAATTCCAGATTGCCCAATCAAGCACCAGGCTTGGCGATGAGTCGCAGGCAAATGCAATCAGTCTAAGCCCAATGCATCCATAAGTACAGAAAGAGCGAAGAATCCGATTCATGCCCACTACTGTATAACGCTTAGGGGGATGCCAGTATGGATTAGGGGATTTCCGCATGGCATCAATTTGCTCGATCGCAATCAGTCTGATGAAATCTTCCTGCTGAATGCTAGCGCCTTCGCAATGTTGTCGAACCACGCGCCATGTGGTCATTGGTAATTTCACATTTAATGGACGATGCCACACTCTTGTTCGTTTGGGAAGGCGATTGAGCAGAATCAATGCTTGATGCAGCGTGAATTCTTGCGGAAAAGAAAGTGCGGAATATCTGTCTTTCCAGATACTCCGCATCCAGTTTTCATCACGTCCAAAGATTGAGCACATTGCGCTAAGTGGTATTTTCTTCATTGCCCTGTGTCGAAAAAGAGATCGTCAAATCCATCATCCTCAGTGCGGGCTGGCTCATTGGGCGGGAATTCTTCATTTAAGAAGATGCATCCGCATTTAATGACACAGCGTCTGCCAGCAATGTCATACCCATCCCTTGTGCCCGTTCCGTCACATGCTCTGCATTTGTTGCTCATTTCCGTGCCTCCGTTATCTTCATCATAGCGTTAGGGTCAAGCCCTAACCAAAATCCCAAATAGCAGCGCCGACAAATTGAACCTTTGCGCCATCGCTTCAGCTTTTTGCTTCGCTTGCAGAGGCTACACCGATGTTCCCAGCTTTTTTGTCGGCGCCGAATTGCCTTTGCTCTTCGTGCTTTAAGCATCTGGATTGTTCAAAGCATCCTGAAAATCGACATCCAGCGCATCGAAATCCATTTCATTAGATTCTTGCTCTCCAACATAGAATCTGGCGCACTCGATAAAGATGTCTTTCAGCGCCATGCCCTTGTCTTGCAGATCCTTGCAGAACTTCTGCATGTCCGCAACAACAGCGCCATAGGCCATGCCTTCTCTGTAGAGTTCTTTCCATTGCTGTTTTGTAGGGTTCCCTGCTTCATTCTCTACTTCCGGATCGCCCACGTCCTGGGTGAATATTCCGCTTGAGCGAGTGGCGCAAATAGCCGCATCCACAAGGGCACGCTTTTTGGCCATTTTTATGACAGTATTCTTCTGGGATGCAATGTCGGGATTAGGCACTCTGCCCACGGTTTGGGTATCTATTTGCCGAATGATTTCCAGATCCGCTTCGGTGCCTTGACCCAAAAGTCTGCCATCTTTTTTGTCTCGCCGTGTTTCTTTCCAGCCGGCGCCACAGCCCCCAATCTTTTGATTGCAATAATAGCCGCCGCCCCATTCCTCTTTACTCTTGCTGAGCGCTTCGGCGCCACATGATGGGCATTTGCGCTTAGAATCACGCCACCTGTATTTGCTCTCCCAACTATTGCAATTGCCATAGCCAATGGCAGCAATAGTGTCATCAGCACGATAAATTATGGCCTTGAATGTGTAATCAAAAAGGAAAGGTTCCGTGCCCCAGTTGCAAATTTGCTCAGTCACTTCGTAATCAGCGCGCAATCGGTAGAGATCCAAGAGCTTTTCAGCGCCACTTTTGAAAAGTGTATCTTTGTCGGTGCCAGGCTGTTTGCCATAGTCCACGCTTTCAAGCAAATACACTTTGACGTAGGACTGAAGGCGCTGCAATTCACGCCTGGCTTGCTCTGGGGTCTGGTAGGGAACGAGCGGCAAAACCGTTGTGCCATCGGCTATGATAATTTGCTGTTGTTCGCTTGTGGAAGTGCTCATTTTGGTCTCCTTATTGGATTGCCGCAATGTTTGCAATACTGCGGCTTACTAGTAGTATTGTTCCCCGTGATTCCATGAAATTGTAAGCGGGCAAAAATGCACCGCTCAGAGACTTTGAGCTGCTTTGCTATGGTGGCAGCATTGTCAGTTTTGTAGAGTTCGGCAAGCAGCCCCCTTTCTTGGAGGCTGCCGGCAGGATGTTGGCAAATTTGTTTTAGTGCTGTTGGCATTACGCTATTTCCTCATAATCAGGCTCAGGGCGGTCATATTCCGCATCTTTCATCTCTTGGTAATAGTCGCGCTCTGGCATTTCTTCTTCATCTGGCGGCTCAATTCCTTTCCCGCCGCAGCTCCAGCAAGTCGTTCGATCATGCATTCCTTCGCCACTGCCATTGCAGACTGAGCACAATCTGTCATCATCTTCGGGCTCGATCTCATCATCGCCGTTATCCCCGATGTTTTGATCCTCTGGTAAATGCAAACCAAACATGGTAATGCGAATGCGCTTCTTTTCTTTCAGCACTCGCAATGCGCAATCCTTACTGATATGCACCGCAATAGATGATTGCGTACACAATAACCATGCCCCTTGTTCGCCTTTTGATTCTGGCTTGTGAAAAGTAATCGAATCTTTGCTGTCAAGATCAAAGACCACGCGGGCGGCATTCATGCTTTTCTCAACAAGCGGCTTTTCTGCATCGGTATAAAGACGCTGGAAAACTGGAATACCTGAAGGGGTCTCAAAGATTTGGATGTCTGCGAATGTTAGCATTTGATTGGTCTCCACTGCTGATATTTTAATTCTACTGTAGAATATTCGCAGTGTCAACGATCAAAATGGAGCATTGAAGCATTTGCGCATCGGCTGCCAGCCTTCGATGATGAGAGGCATATGTTCGCGGGCCGCCTCTGCGGCAGTCTTTGCTCTGTGGGCTACTTCTGCTCTTATCGCATCTGCATTGTACCGCCACACAGCGCCAGAACTTTCATCAACCGGCTGGCATACTGAACTATGAACCCTACAGCCATCTTCCTCGAGCACGATAGCGGCTGAGCAGAAGAATTGCCCCATATGGCTGAATTCATGGCGCTGCCAGCTTGTATCGTCCTTTCTGTCGATAGCGATAACTGAACAGACGATGTGCCCAGGGCGAAGACCGTTAATAATTGAAGCCAGTTCTGGGAAGAATGCGACCTCATATAATCCGAATTCGGTAAGCACAATTGTTCTAGGTGAAATCAGCTTAGTTGGTGTCATTCCGTTCATTTTCTTGGTCTCCTTGTGGTGGACACATGATAAAGTAGCGGCAGGGCCCGAAGCAAGGCCGAGAATGTCAGCGCTGTTTGGATTGGTCTCCTTTGCAGTGTTGGCATTCTCCTTTATGGCGGTTTGATGCGGATTGCATTTAGAATGAGATTATTAGCAGGTAAGTGTTTATTCGCGGGGAACGGGCTGAGTTAGAGAGTGGCGCAGCAAATCAGTAGTTGCGGGGGCGATGTTGCTGGCTTTGCTGGCTACTCCTACTTACTCCCAATCTTTTGTAAGATTAATCGACAATAATAAGACGCCTAACAGCGCTAATCCAGTCGATAGCGCACATGGATTGCCTGTAAATGTCGTTGGTGGATCAGGTGGCACGGTTGCGGTCTCAAGTGTTCCTCAGCCGACTGGCCTGAGTGCAGCAAATAGCACATTCGCCAATGGCACAGTGGCAGACGTCGCAGCAACGGTGTCATTTACCGCAGCTTCGCAGAATTGGAGCATCCTCAATACTTCCACCAACGGGAACACGCTGTACGTTGTCTGGAGTGGCACGGCGACCACTGGGGCGGGCAATATTGCGCTGCCGGCAGGCGTTGGTTATGCGTATAAATCAGCGACGGCGATAAGCTCGATAAGCATCATCGGATCTGCAGCAAGCACGACTTACACCGTCGCAGCACAATAGGGGGCAAGGATGATCAGTCGATTGATTAGACACGTTGCGCTAATCTGTACACTTTTATTCGCTTTTTCGACAAGTGCGGCTAATGCGCAGTTCTTTGGCGGCGGATCGGTGCGACCTAATCCGGCGAATACCAGCGCTATTGTTATTTGGGATGGCTCCAAGTTCGTCACTAATACAAGCTTGCTTTGGAGCACTAATCAGCTTCTTGTAACTGGGCTGACCAATCCCCAAATATTTCTTGGTGACAATACGACAGCTACCTCACCGCTGCTTAAGGTATTTTCCAGGGATGGCTTCTCTTCGACAATTACGCTGGGCGAATCTTCGCAAACGACAAGCAGCACGGCCTTTAATATGTATGGGCCATTGGGAAATTTATTCACATTTTGGGATGGCGGCGCACTCACAGGTAATACCGGTGGATTGCAATTCAACAATGCTGCAAATACTTTTCACACGCTGATTCAAGCCACGAACCCTACTGCTAATCGCGCAGTTACGCTGCCCAATGCAGACAGCAATACTGTCATTCCTGATACCGGTGCCTCAAATAATTTCCTCACTGGTATTAGCAGCGGTGGCGTAATTACGAAAGCTCAGCCAGATATTGCGAACATAACAGCCACTGCGCACGCTGCTCTTGTAGGTAATGCTGGTGGCACTGGAATTACAGGTGTTGCTCCGAGCATAAGTGGCAATGTATTGACCAGTAACGGTACAGATTGGATAAGCGCGGCGCCAGCGGCAGCGGAATGCGCTTCTTTTCTTTCAGCACTCGCAATGCGCAA